AGCCTGTCGGACGCCAGAGCCAAGGCGCGCAGCATCCAAGATTCATTGCAGCGCGGCGAGATTCCCGACACCATCAAGCAGCAGCGCCAGGAGGCCATCACCGCCGCCGTAGTCGAGGCAAAGACGTTCGACTGGTGCGTGAGTCAGTTCCTGTCGGCCAAGTCTGGCGAGTGGAAAAACGCCAAGCATCGCCAGCAGTGGCAAAACACCCTGACCCAGTACGCGAGCCGGTTCATCGGCAAATTGGACGTGAGCCTGATCGAGCTTGCGCACGTCATGGACGTGCTGACGGCCAAGCAAAAGGACGGGCGCACGCTGTGGGAGTCCAAGAACGAAACCGCATCCCGGCTGAGGGGCCGTATCGAGCGCGTGTTGGACTGGGCTACCGTGTCGGGCTACCGCCAAGGGCTGAACCCGGCGCGCTGGCGCGGCCATCTTGACGCGGTTCTGGCCACCCCCAGCAAGGTGCAAAAGACGGTGCACCACCGTGCATTACCGTTTGCCGACGTGCCCGCATTCATGGCCGATCTTCGCCAGCGTGAAGGCATCGCAGCAAGAGCACTTGAGTTCGTGATTCTGACCGCCGCGCGAAGCGGTGAAGTGAGGGGCGCGACGTGGGCTGAGATTGACCTGAAGGCGAAGCTATGGGCCATCCCTGCCGAGCGCATGAAGGCGGGCAAAGCGCATCGCGTACCGCTGTCTGACGCCGCCATCAAGCTGCTGAAGGCCATGCCGCGCATTGACGGCAGTGAGCTGATCTTCCCCGGTGCGAAGGGGCAGCTATCCGATATGAGCCTGACCGCCGTCACCCGGCGCATGGGCACCGATTGCGTGCCGCATGGGTTCCGTTCGTCATTCCGGGACTGGGCCGCCGACGCTCGTTTTCCGCGTGAGATTGCCGAGCTGGCGCTGGCGCACGCCAACACCAAGGGCAAAGTCGAGCGGGCATATTGGCGCGACGATGCGCTGGATCAGCGGGCCGAATTGATGGCGGCATGGAGTACCTATTGCGCCGGCGCGGCTGGAAAGAATGTGGTGAAACTGCACGCATAAAAGCCCGCAAAAGAAAACACTGGCACACGCTGGAAAAGTGGGGTATCATCCGCCCCGTCTGAGCGCATACGCATAGGGGACCATTCCGAGGGGAGCCGCGCGCGTGCTAAAGACAAAATGGCCGATGGCACAGAACAAGATCGTTCTGTCGCGCGGCGAAAGTTTGCGGGTTCACCACCAAGCCCCGCAATGAATGGCGAGTCCGTTTAGCACGTAGCGACGGCCGCAGCGAGCGATAGACGAGCTCGCCCTAAAATTCCCCAAGCCCGCACGGTTCACGCCCTGCGGGCTTTTTTGTTTCCGCATGGTTCCGCAGAAAGCTTACAAAATCTTTGCGTGATCCGTTGCGTGTGGTACATTTATGCCACTCTTGGAAAACTTGTACCCAAAGCCCGCATAGGTTAACGCCCTGCGGGCTTTTTTGTTTCTGGCCCTGAGCCAATCTAATTCCCGTTGACGCGGGAACCCCCGACCGACTTCATATGGAGTCGGTTTTTTTATGCCCGCACGGTTTTTGCCCTGCGGGTTTTTTCGTTTCTGGAGTAGCAGAAGTGACCGAAACCATCCGTTTGATTCTTCGCCGGCCTGCTGTAGAGGCCAAAGTCGGCCTGAGCCGCAGCGCCATTTACTTGCTGATGGCAAAGGGCTTGTTTCCACGGCCAGTCAAATTATCGACAAGGGCCGTCGGCTGGCGCGCCGCCGATATCGACGCCTGGTTGCGGTCGAGGGAGATCGCCTAAATGACCGAGGCAAAAGAAAAGCGCCCTAGCCGGCAAGCAGAGGGCGCATTCCAAAAGAACCAACACCACGATTCTATCGCCAGCATGGCGATGGATCAATACCGACACCTGCCTGTCGGAGATCATCGCGCACCGTGCCCGGCGTGCGACCGAGGCCGCAAGGACACCGCCCTGAGCATCACCATCAAGCCCGACAGCGGCATGGTGGCGCATTGCTTCAGGTGCGGCTACGTGGCGACCGAGCGCGGCACCAGCTACGCACCGCCCAGCGCGGCACCGCTCAGGCAAAAGCGCACCAGCCTGAGCGACTGGGGCCGCGAATTGTGGGCGCAGTGCCTGCCTATCAATGGCGTGGCCGCTGAGTACCTTCACGCCCGCAATTGCGTGATCCCGCCCGCCGATGGTGATCTTCGCTGGCATCCGCAAGTCAAGCACCCGAGCGGGCACACCGGGCCGGCGCTGATCGGGCTTGTCACCCATGCCCGGACGTGCAAGCCGCTGAGTCTGCATCGCACCTGGATCAAGGCCACGGGCAAAGCCGACGTGTCCCCGTCAAGGATGCCGCTGGCAAGTCATTCGCTGGCCGATGGCGTGATTCGACTGTGGCCTGACGAAGCCGTCACGCACGGCCTGGGCGTGGCTGAGGGCATTGAAACCGCCTTGTCCCTGGCGCACGCATTCACGCCGGCATGGGCGCTGATCGACGCTGGCCACCTGGGCAAGTTCGGGCCGCTGCCCGGTATCGAGTCCCTGACCATCGCTTGCGACAACGACCCGGCAGGCATCACCGCCGCGCGCCAGTGTGCGGCTATGTGGGCCGGCGCTGGGGCTGAGGTGTACGTCACCCGGCAGGAGCAAAACGACCTCAACGACGTTGCACGGGAGGCCGCATGAATGCACCCGAAGCAATCCGAGCAGTGCTACAGAATGCGGAGCGCATTGCGCCACACCGCGAAGAAGTCCAACCATCGGGCTTTGCCCGCTTCAGTCTCAAGGGAAGGAGCCATGCCATGCGCAAGGACATGAAAGAGCAAGTCGAAGTGTTGCCACACCTGGCGCTGCTGGGGCAGTGGACAACGTTCTACGCCGCCCCGAACACGGGCAAAACGCTGCTGACGCTATGGATGCTGCGCGAGTCCATCAAGGCGGGCGTGATCGATGGCGACAAGGTGTTTTACGTCAACTGCGACGATACCTATCAGGGTCTCATCACGAAGCTGGAATTTGCCGAGGAAGTCGGGTTCAACATGATGGCGGACGGGCAAAACGGGTTCCGCTCATCGATGCTTTTGCCAGAGCTTCAGCGCATGGCGAAGGACGGCGAAGCCAGCGGCAGCGTGGTCATTCTGGACACCCTCAAGAAGTTCGTCGGGCTTATGGACAAGTCCAAGCAGACCGAGGCAAACAAGGCCATCCGCGCGTTTGTCATGGCCGGCGGCACCGTCATTGCGCTGGCGCACGTCAACAAGCACCGAGGCGACGATGGGGCGCTGGTGTACCAAGGCACCACCGACCAGTTGGACGATGCCGATTGCGGCTATACGTTGGACGTGGTGACGCGCCATGAGTCCCGCGCCGTGACGTTCCACAACCTGAAGGCGCGCGGCGATGTGGCCAGCACCTACGGCCTGGAATACCGCAATGGTGCGGGTATGACGTGGCGGCAAAAGCTGGATAGCGTGCAACCCATGGACGGCAAGCAAATCGCCGATGCTGAAAGAGCCGACAAGGTGGCGGAAGCGTTGGAGCGCAATGCAAAGCTGATCGATGCAATCCGCGCGGCGCTGGCCGATGGGCCGATGAAGCGGACGGAGCTGGTGGCCGCCGTGCGCGACTACACGGGCGAGTCCAAGAAGACGGTGCTGGGCGTGCTGGATAGGCACACGGGCACACGCTGGGCAGACGGCCATCGGTGGAGCGTCACCATCGGCGAGCGCAACGCCAATGTGTTCACCGCACTGGAAAAGCCGCTGTACCAGTGAAGACACCCCACTGTCTGGAAAAGTGAATAGTGGAAAACTGAGAAAACTGAAAAAACTTGGAAAACTGTGAAAACTCAATAGCTACGCCACTGCGCAATATCAAAAGCATAGCAAAAACAGGTTAGTGGTCACTTCAGTTTTCCAGTTTTCCAGTTTTCCAGATAGTGCCCTTGCGCAGCTACCCGAAGCGGTAGGCCCCCACGGCTGAGGGGCACGGCCAGCATCTGTTAGTCAATTAATTGACGAACAGCCGTAGGACAGCCCCCACGGCTGAGGGGCCAGTCAGCGAGCAAAAATGACCGGTTGACCGGTCATTTTGTAGGCCAGCCCCCACGGCTGAGGGGCCAGTCAGCGGCCGCAGGTACAACCGGGCGAAGAAGCGTGAAGGCGGCAACGGCGCAAATCAGCACACGAAGCAACTAGATCAAATTGATCCAGTTGCACCGCAATCCACCGCCGAAAAGCTCGCCGCCGAGCATGGCGTAAGCCCCGCAATCCGATATTGATATCGGACTACTGGATACCGACCGCAACCTAACCCAGCACCTAGCCGCAATCCGCGCCCCGCGCGCGCGTGGAGATTGGGCGGGCGTTGGAGGGGGAGTTGGCGCAACGGCATGGGCGCAACCAGCACGAAAAAGAGGATGTGGAAAATTTTCCACGTCCACCCGAAGGCCGCACCCGCGACCTAGCCGCCAAAGCCGCAGGGTTCGGCAATGGCAAGACCTACCCATCGCCACAATCAATTGGCCCTATTGAGCGTTGCCATGCAACCCGCGCGCGATGGCACGTTTTCGCCATACTGTCAAATAGAAGTTGACTATTTTGTCGATACTGGGTATATATCCAGCACCTAGGACTTTTTGCAAAAACCCCTGACCATGAAACTGAACGACCTGCGCGAAGCCCGCGCCCTGAAAGTGACCGAAGCCCGCGCCCTCGTTGACGGCAACGCGCAACTGAGCCCCGAACAGCAAGCCGCGTTCGACAAGCTGAAGGGCGAGATCAAGGCGCTGGAAGCCGACGAAGCCCGCGCGCAGTTCCTCGAAGACATGGAGCGCCGCACGGCACCGACCGACAACAAGCAGCGCGAGTTCGAGAGCGGCGTCAACGTCCTGGACGCCATCCGCGCGCAAGTCGAAAACCGCTCGGTCACGGGTGCCCTGGCTGAGTTTCAGCAAGAAGCCAAGCGACAAGGTATCGAGCCCAAGAAAGGCGGCCTGCTGGTGCCCGCTTCGATCTTTGAAAAGCGCACCACCCAAACCACCACCACCGCTGACAAGATCGTCCCCGACGATTACAAGGCGTCCGAGTTCATCGGCCTGCTGCGCAACAGCCTGATCGTCCGCAGCCTGGGTGCACGGGTTCTGTCGGGCCTGCGTGGTGACGTGGTGATCCCCAAGCAGACGGCAGCCTCGACGGCCTACTGGCTGAACGAAGGCGATTCGCTGACCGAATCGAACCCGACCTTCGACACGATCAGCCTGTCCCCGAAGCACGTCGGAGCTTTGTCGAGTCTGAGCCGACAACTGATCCAGCAATCGAACCCGGCAATCGAGCAGCTTGTTCGTGACGATTTTGTCCAAGTGGTATCCGCCGCCGTGGACAAGGCGCTGATCCATGGCACCGCCGCCGCCAAGCAGCCGGTGGGCATCCTGGGCACCACTGGGGTTCAGACCGGCAGCCTGTCCACCCTGAGCTGGGCCAACCTGCTGGGCCTGCTGGAAAAGCTGGCCCTGGTGAACGTCACCCCGAATGCTGCGCTGATCCATCCCAAGGTGGCGACCAAACTCGCCAGCACCTTGAAGGACTCAACTGCCGGAGCCGAGTACCTGCTGACCGCTGGGCGTGTTGCCGGCATCCCCGCCCACGTCACGAATCAACTGGACGCCAAGACCGGCACGCCCGACAAGGGCCGCATGATCCTGGGCGACTTCACGCAACTGGTGATCGGTGAATGGGGCGCGACGGAGATTCTGGCCAACCCCTACGCCGCTGGCTACTACGAAGCCGGCGCGGTGCAACTGCGCATCCTGCACACCATGGACGCGGCAGTGCGCCACCCCAAGGCGTTCGTCACGGTGGAAGACATCGGCATCTGACCATGGAGCTAGAGCATCGCGCAACCGCCGGCCTGCAATCGCATGGCCGCGTGCTGAGTGGATACGCCGCCGTATTCCAGTCGGAGACACGCATCGGCGAATTTACCGAGCGCATCGCCCCCGGTGCGTTTCGGGACACCCTCGCCAGCGGGCGCGACGTGTTGGCCCTGGCCGACCACGATCAGCGTTCGGTGCTGGGCCGCACCAAAAGCGGCACCCTGACCCTGAGCGAAGACGGCCACGGCCTGGCCTACACCCTGACCTTGCCCGACACCCAAGCGGGCCGGGACATTGCTGCCCTTGCGGCGCGTGGTGATCTGGGCGGCATGAGCTTCGGGTTCATCGCCACCGACGAAACATGGACGGGCACCACCCGCGAGCTTCGGGCCGTCGAGCTGCACGAAATCAGCGTGGTGCAAGCCTGGCCGGCCTATCAAGCGACAAGCATCAACCTGCGCAACCGCCCCGCCTACGAGGGCCGGGACTTGCGTTATCTGTGGCTTCAAACATGCTGAACCGCCTGCTGTCCCGCCTGGGCTACGAACGTCGGGCATACAACCCCAACGACACCTGGGCGGCCTTTCAAGCCCTTCGGACTGGCAACACCGAGCCCGAGGGCATTTCAGCGGTGTATGCCTGCGTGCAAGCCATTTCCGAGACCGTGGCCAGCCTGCCCCTGATCCTGTTCAAGCGCGACGGCGAAGACCGCACGCGGGCCAATGAGCATCCGCTGTACCGCGTCCTGCACGATCAGGCGAACGAGCACCAGACGGCATTGGAGTTCCGCGAGCTGATGCAAGCCAACGTCCTGCTCCGAGGCAACGCCTACGCTCGCATCGAGTTCGACGGTAGCGGGCAAGTGTCTGCCCTGTGGCCCATCAACCCCGACCGCGTGAGCGTGATCCGCAATGGCGACAAGCTGGTCTATGAGTACACCGACAGCGACGGCAAGCTGATCCGCCTGCTCAGTCATGAAGTGCTGCACCTGCGCCATAGGCTGGGGCCTGACGGCGTGCTGGGTGTGAGTCCCATCCAAGCCGCGCGTGGAGTGATTGACCTGGCCCAAGCCGAGCAAGACCATGGGGCCGGGACATTTGCCAACGGGACGCGATTGTCTGGTGTGCTCAAGTTCCCCGGCCTGCTGAAGCCCGAACAACGGATTGCCATCCGCGACAGCTGGGCATCGCAACATGCGGGAGGAGCGAACGCCGGCAAGACCGCCATCCTCGAAAGCGGTGTTGAGTTCCAGCAGGTGAGCATGACGCTCGAAGATGCCGAATGGATTGCAGCGCGGCAATTCTCAGTCGAGGAAGTGGCCCGCCTGTTCCGCGTGCCCCCGACCGTGATCGGTGATCTTCGCCATGGCAACTACAGCAATTCGGTGGAGATGGCGAGGCAGTTTGTCACCCTGTCCCTGCGCCGGCATCTGGTGGCCTGGGAGCAAGCCATTGCATCCAAGCTGCTGACCGAAGCCGGCAGACGAATCTACTTTGCCGAGCACCAAGTCGAGGGCCTGCTGAGAGGCGACGCAACGACCCGAGCCGCGTTCTACGCCAGCGGCATCAATGTCGGCTGGATGCGCAAGTCCGAAGCCCGGCGCCTGGAAAACCTGCCCACGATCCCCGGCATCGACGAAGAGCCCACGGGCAAGGCACCCGCCGCCCCTGGCGACTACCCGAGCAAGCAATGAGCAAGGCCACCGGACGCAATGCCGACCCCCGGCGCACCCTGCCCTTGAATGGGGGCG